ATTAGCCGACCAAAGATGCTGGCGCTGAATAAGGCTGGATGAGACCACGCACTCGGTTAATCAGCTGATAACCCATCCGATAAGGGCTGGCACTGATCCCATCCATACCTACCCCACCAGTCTGGCTCACTTGACGTGCTTGCCAGATATCTACGGCAATAATCATAGCCGCTTCCCGAATGGCAGGGATCGCACTGTAATCTGCTTCTTTTGTATCTTGCCCAGATGCTTTACCACTTGGAATAATGCGATGGAATGGATCGTCTGCGTGTACTTTTGCAAACTGAATAAAAGAATATCCGTTAGGGAATGAATAGTTAGTAAAAAATGACCAGAATGCAGTGCTAATACTGACTGGAATTGTTATGCCAGGTATTGTGCCAGTGATTGTGTGCTGACCACCATAAATGTTTCCGCAGCCTTCTATGGCTACGCTTTGACCTTTAACAAATATACCTGGGTTTGCTAATACTAATGTGGCGACATTGTTTTGTAATCCAGCGGCCACTACTGGTGCGTCGTTATACCATAAATACTGATTTAATAAATCTTCTGCCGATTGGCAGACCTCTTCCACCACAGCGTCAGAATAGAGAGAGCCAATTCCAAGATTAGCTCTCAGTTCAGTTTTGGTCACAAAACTAGCTGGCACTCTCTACTCCTTTGCTAATAGCTCTCTGGGGCTAGGGCTACTAAACCCCAGAGATTACTGATTGTGTTTTTAGGCCTTTGCGTACTTGATAATTCCGTAAGGCATTTTTGCGATTGTTGCCATAAAGCCGTAGATAGCAACCTGTACTTGTAGGTTAGAAACTACGTTTACTGACATAAACGCTTGAGGTGAGCGATATACAGTAAATGCTTCTGGTGCAAGGATAATTGCTGAATTGTCATCAAATGCAGTTTGTGAGAAGTTCTTGTCTACATATAGATCAAGTCCTAGCACGTTGCCTCGAATCGATGTAGGGCGTACATCTCCAGCTGCGTTCATTGGTTGTAACGCATTGTAAATTGGTCGGCCAGTTGTATCTTTAGCTCCTAATAATGCATTCCATTGTGCTGGGTTTCCGATGTAATTCTGTGCAAAGTAACCAGTGTTTTCGTAAACCAACTTAGCAGCTTGTGATGTGTAAGCAATAATTCCATCGCTATCTGCTGTAGTTGCTGATGCGTTTGTACCAGCTGCGATTAATGCAGCTACTACGGCTGTATCAATAGTTGTCAAATATGCATTTTGTAGCTGTTGTGTTAGTTCTGCATAGAAGTTAGGGTCTGAACGCTCTAGTAATTCTACTGAGAGTGTGTTCATACCTGAGTACTTAGATACTGTACCTGTTAGGTAGGCAGTCTCCATACCTGTATTAGCAACTGCTCCAGCTTCTGCCTCAACAGTTACAACTGGTGCTACACCTGTGCCGCCACCTGCTGAAGTAACCAAAGATGGTACTGAGATGGTCATACCGCTTGCAGGTAGTGTGCCTTGTGAGCAGGCATCGATTGCTGGTGTACCAAAACGTGTGTTTGTAACAAACTCAGTTAGGTATTGTGTTGGGTTAAATGCTGGGTTAGTTGTGAATGAATCATCTGCTGCTGCAATAAACAGTCTTGATTCATCTGATCCTAGTGCAGCTTTAATTTTGTGCTCTGTGTACTTTGCCATCGAATCGATAGGTGTACGTACACGTGTTTGAATTAATGGTGCTGTAATTACTGGGCGTGCAGCTTCTACTGTAGGAGTAGCAGCCTCTGCCTTTGCTTCTTGTGGCGCTGTTGCTAAATCTTCCACAGGAGCCTCGCTTTCTTTAGTTTCGATTGGTGTCTCTGCTTCGCTTTCGCTAGCAGCAACTTTAGTTACCTTCGCATTTTCTCCGAAGGCTGGAGATTCGACTAGGCTGACCTCACGTAAGGTAGCGCTTGTAACATATAGATAATCTTTTTTCTGAATTGATTTATTTACATCAACTCCAACAGACAGGCCATCTACTAGCTGCTCTTGAGCCAGAATCAATGCGTCTTGGCCTTGCATACTTGAACTAATTTTAAAGCTAGCATAAATACCATCTTCTGCTTTGTTAAATTTTTGCATACGGCCTATTGGTTTTTCTGGCCTGTGTTGCATAAGCATTTTAATTTTTCCTGGATCGCCAATTTCTATGGAGTCTTTAGCAAACACCACAGGCCCGACGCTGGTATGCCCGACACTTTCGTATGGCACAATTTTTCCAGCAATAACTCTACGTTCGCCATCGGCAGCTTCTACCTGGCTACTGAATGTAAGTATCATCTTCTGTTTCTCTTCCGTTAGGTGTCATTTGTTCCATTTCTTTGGCATCTTCTACATCTATAAGACCCAAAGCCAACATTTTTTCTAATGCTTCTAAACGCTTGATTGTGTCTGCTCTTAAAAATGATTCTTCAATAGCAAATTTAACTACGTGGCCACGTGGGGTAATATCATCCATAGATAAGCGATCTTCAATAGCACAAATAAATGGCTGTAGTGAATATGCAACAAATTCTTTGCGACCATCGATAATGTTTTGATAGGTCATACTGTTATTCATATCTGCTGAAATGTAATAAGCAGGCACATTCATAGCTCTGGCTATTTGTGTTGCTAGATATTGTTGTGCTTCGTTGTACATCATATCTTTAGGAGAAAACCCTGTGGTTTCGTATGATAATGTGCTAGTTAAATATGCTGTGCTTCTGTTTTGTCTGCTTTGCTTCCATTGTGCTAATAGTCCTGATACTTGGGCTTCTGGTAAATCTGCACCAGTGTTTTTAATGTAGCCAGATGGCATTGGAGTTTGAGCAGATACAGCTGCTGCTTTTTCAATATCTAATGCGCTTTGTATTGTGCGTGCTGCTGTAGTTAATACGCCCTGTGTTAAGCCCTGGAATGTAATTAATGACCCAATACCTGACATCGGCGCTCTTACGCCATCGACAAAGTATTCTTCTACTTCTGTACCAAATTTATTTGTTGTAAATGTAACTCTATTGTTTGCTACCCACTCAAATCGTGATGGGCGTAGATCATCTGCATACATTTCAATAACTCGCCAATATGCAACACCATAAAACAGCAAACTATCGACAGTCCAAGAAATGGTGACGGATCGTGGTTGTCGATAGTCTGGCTGGTCTAGCCACAGAGGGTTCCCCAACTCCTCACCATTAAACTTTTTGTAAAGTTTTAATGGCAAGTATGAAACTACACCAGCTATTAAATTTCTGCAACGGCTAACTGCTGGAACTTGCATCGCATAATTACGATCTAATCCACCAGGAAAATTACCGACACCAGTTGTAAATGAACCATAGCCATAAGCTGTGTCCATAATGGCAGGGGCGTATTGTGCTTGGACAGATTCAGTTTTTTTGGTTATACCCAAAGCAGACAATAGACCCATATGTATATGTTATACCATAAATCGGACAAATAGTGCAAATTAGATAAAGATTTGCGCAGTTTGTTGAGGTTTTGTTAGTTGACTTACAACCATCGCTAGTGATATAGCGGCAGTGACATCTCCAGCCGACTTACGCCTGATAATGCGCCAACCAGCATCATTTGTCTTAGCTGCGCAGTTATTTAAGTGCTGTACTAGCTCTGCCTGCCCAGAATGCACTACTCGATTATTGGCTAAGCCATCGGCTAAGTCCGAGCACGCCTGGTAAAACGCCTGACCTGATACATCGACCATCCGCCATCCGCTTTGCTCTAATCTGGTGGCAATAGTTTGCGTAGCGTACTTGTCATAGCAGATTATGTGAGGATGGTATTTACGTGCCCATTCATTTATGTCACTAGCCATCTTAATTTCATCTATTGCAATATCACTATGCCAAAGCTGTGCTAATCCGACTGCTATCTTCCCATCTTTAACCTGACCCATAACTAGCGCCCCAGATCGCCTTGTAGGTGCAATATCAAATGCCATAATTGTTTGTGGCCCGACAGGTATCTCTAAACTGCTATCGCTGCACTGCTCGATTGATCCATAGACCCAGGGACTTACAGTGCTATCGATCCATTGGCATAACATTTCAGTACGTGTAGCTTCTATGCTATTAGTGTTGACAGCTTCTTCCAATGTTTCTTCTGTTACTAAATATCCCAGGGCTGGGTTTGCCATAGCCCAGGCTTTTCTATCGTGTATTTTACAATGCTGTGGTGCTGACCATTCATAATAACCCAAGGTCTTTGGCGGATAGGATAGTGAACGCTCTCTTAAATCATTAAGCACTGTGCTAAAGCCATCACCTGCGTTACTGGTCATTAAAGTCATCGAGTTTGGTCTTGCACGTGTTACTGGTAATGCAGCTGTAAAGGCTTCCTCGCTCCACTCACGTAACTCATCAAGATATAAGAAGTCGGCGGTCTTTCCACGTGGTGCATCTCTAGTAGCTGCTGCAATTTCATACCTGGCACCATTTTTTAATGTAATAGATTCTTGACCATTAGCCAGGCGTATCTGCCTTACTTGATCTTTTAAGAATGGATTGTCCTCTATGGTAAATGCAACGTTTCTAAATGTATCTAATGCCATATTTCGATTAGATGACATACCCAGGACATTCTTAGAGCCCCAGATAAATAAATGTGCCAATATGAGCATTCTGGCCAGATGAGTCTTACCCGATTGGCGACTTACAAGAATGAGTCCAGTCTTCTTGATCCACATATCATTATCATCTACAGATAACAGGTCATCTAGCACCCAGCGTTGCCAGGGTATTAACGGCAAACCTATTTTCTCAGCTAGATCAGCAACCTCTTGCGACTTTGTGCGACCTTTAAGCAAAGGCGTGTGGATTCTAGGCTCAGTGCTGCCAATTAGCCCGACCCCTCGTTTGATCTGGCTTACTTCCGTATCATTTTGCATCGAAGTCAAGCGTATCAGGTTTATTAAATGGTGAGTCTGGCACTGTACTGGTGGTCTCAGGGAGAGAAGGTTTGAA